GCTTTGACAGCCCCCAGCGCTTCTTGGTTGATATCGGTCATGTCATTTTCCTTCGAATTTAGTAGTCAGGGTTTTAGCAAGTTCCAACAAGCTTTTCAGCTCATCGACAACTTCTGCTCCGGTAGAATCTTCCCGATTCCCTGACTTCCCTTCGTCTCGAAGAAAAGTTTTAAGCGCGGATGCCAAGCGCTTGGATGTTTGATTGGTGAAGGATACGCCTGACTTGAAGAGTTTTTCAAGGTCTCTTTCGGTCAGCACGGATAGGTCGTCTAGGCGCACGTTGGATTTTTTGAATGGGGATTCGAGATCCATCTTGGCGTAATAGTGGTCGATGCTGGCCATGACCTCATCGCGCTCGAAGTCAGGAATAACTGCCGCGCTCTTGGTGGATCCGGCTGCAGCAGCAAAGATTGCGCGAGGGATCGCCATCAACTTACCGTCAACAACATCGGCAATCTGCATTTTATAGGCCGAGAAAGCGTCCGGCATATGGTCGTCAAACCACAGGAACGCTTTGCGGAAGTTGTCGCTTGGCTCTTCGGAAGATTCGAGGAATAACTTCACGCGGGCCAGCGCAGCTTCGGCATCCCACTCGTGATCTCGCGATGCGACCGGCAAGTCTTGAAATTGTGCGTTCGATTTGAATCCGGTGATCCCGGCCTGTGGATTCATTGGCATAGTCACCAATGAGATTTCCCACAATCTCAACTTCTGGAGCAATCGAGCATTGCCGGACATATCGGATTCAAGCGTCGAATAACCGATGGACATAGTGCTGACGCTCTCGGCCTTCATCTGCGGCATCACGCGACCACTAACAAAGGTGTCGGACTTTGGCATGCGTCCTTTCACGAACAGCCCGTGGGAATCCTCGCGGAATTCGGTATAAGTGCCGAGCGGCATATTGCTGTCGTGCTGCCAAAGAACTGGGAGCTTGCCGACTTTCTTGGCGCCCATCAGATCCGCGATTGTTTCACGGAAAGCGCCTGGTTGAACGATGTCGCCGCCCAGATCGATATTCCCGAATGTGCTGGCATAGCCCTCGAAGACGAAATAATCCTCATCCTCGGTGATTTGTTTAACCTCGAATGGAACTACCATCTTCTTCATTCGTACATCCTCAAAATAGATATTGGGCGCTGCATCGGCAATGCACGATCTCGCGAACCGGTGCGCCTAATGAAGTATCGCCTGGGTACATCATACGCGAACTCCCTACATTAAACGCCTCATTGATTGGCCTAGTCTGGCCGTGAGCATCATGATGCGTTGGCCGAACTCTCTTATCCCTGAGCGTAATCCAACTTTTTTTTAATGTTGCCTGCTGCGGAGTGATCCGCGGGCCCGCGCCAGGAGTTGGTGCGGTCGGCTCAATGATCGGAACTATATCACGCGGAACCGGAATGCCGGGAATCAGGACTCGGGCAGCAGTTGACGCCTCAATTGCCTTGGTAGTCTCGGCAGCAGTCTGAGTTTCGGTAACTGCTATCAGATCAACTCGACCGCGAAGGACGCGCTTAAGGATTGCCAGCGCGGCGAGTGCGACGGAGCGATTGTCGGTAGGCTTTTGCTCTTCACGCAGCGCCATGCGAGCCTGATTGATCGCATCTTCCATGTCGCGCGCCGTAGTGCCAACGATGATGTCCGCCTGAACTGGGGCGTGCTGATCATCCCAAAGCAGGAAAATGGCGGCGATCAGCTCTTTGATATTTGATTCTTCTTCACCATCAACTTGCTTGTTCTGCTTTGCGCGTAACGCCGTGAAGGTCAAAACATCGTTGTGCAGCAGGACTGCGCCAGAGAATGACTTTTGAACTCTGCGATAGTGCTCTTCAAGAAGGGTTTCAAATGCTTTGCGGTAACGGGTGACTGGTGGCGGATGACCGGTTCGCGCAACAGATGTGCGGAAGTCTGCGGCGACCGTGGCGAATATCTTGCGGATTCCAGGCTTAACCAGCGCTTCCAGTCGCAGCTTTTCGGCGACTTCGCGGGTTAGGATTTCTTTACGGCTTGGCATTGTCTAACTCACGACGAGCGACACGGGCAAGAATGCGGTTCTGGATATCATGAATGTCGCGCATATGCTCGGCGTTGTCGTGACCATGCGGCGCTGGCAACTCAATCAACGCATTCCAGAGTTCTGCTGTCATGCCGAGAATGGCCTTCTCCTGATCAGTCAGCATTACTCTCATCCTCCGCCATCAACCGCGCCGCATCAGTAGCCGTATCAACATTGTCATCAGTAAACAGATCAGTGCCAACCGGAACCAATGTTGATGCCTGATAAAGCGTGTCACCGCCTTCAAGTGGCTCGCGATTAGGCAGTTGAGCGCGCAGCTCATTGATCGTCTCAACACCCAACTTCTGGCGATCCAGCAGCATCTTGACTCGGCGGTCAACTAGGGCGTCAATGGATTCAGGGTTGAAGGTCAGCGATACGCGAGAAGGGTCAAGACCGTAGCGAGGGAGCAGGAATCTGCCAAGGCCATCAAGCAAAACGTCTGCCAGAGGCAGAACAGCGCGGTCATACAGATGATAAACAGCTGCCTCCATATTGTTGTCGGTAGCCGCATCGTTGCTCACCAATGGCAGAGGGATCTTGTAGCGCAGGAACAGCGCCTCGCGGGCAACAGAGTCCAGTTCGGCGTAATCCATGTCTTTGTTGGTCGTGCCGGCTTCGTGAATCTCCATGTCGCTGGACGACACCACCGCGATACGGCCAGCATTGGACGCCCCGGCCAGTGCCCGATTGACACCATCGCGACGGGCGACATGCTCATCCTCAGTCATCGGGTCTTTGAATTGCACGATCAGGCTCAGCCGACCGCCATTGTCGAGCAGCGCCAGGTTGTGTACGCGCCCCTGGATCTGCTGCTTTGCTTCAAGCGCAACGGCCTCAAGCGGACTATCGGCGCGAGTCTCATCAGTCCTTGAACTGAACCCATGGACCCGAAACACTTCGCGCAGATTGCCTTCGTAGTAATTGACCTTCTTGCCGCGAGCAAAACGGGTGAATGTGCCGCCAGCAATGCCATCGGTGATCATGAAAACCTGAGGATATCGGTCAACCGCATTTTCGATAGTTGATATCGTCTGCGGTTTGACGGCGAATAGTTCGAGGGGTGGACGACTGACACCGCCACCACCGTAGTACATGCATTCGCGAGTCAGCAGATAATGCCTGGCACTGGCACCAATGAATCCGGCCCAGTTATCGAAGCCATTTGGCGACTTCAGCAGGCGCAATAAGTCGTGATCATTCACATATTTGCCGTCTTCCAACTGGATGACTGGCTGCAGGTGTTCGATCTCATCGGCAATCATATCGACAGCAATGGCGACACTCGAACAGGTCCGATAGAACTCCATCGCCGCAGCAGGAGTCATCCGGCCGCCACCAAAGATCATCTCCATCAGCGAGCCACGCTGAATAGGAATCTCGGAGACGCGACCGCCTGATTTGATCTCGGGCTTTTGCCAAAACTTCAGGCGATCATAGAATGCCATGGACGAATTCCGCTAAATAGTTCGCTGATGATACCTGACAGCGGCGGTCAAGTCATGTTAGTCGTCTTCGATCACAGTAACGCATAGCGATTGGCCGTTGACCGCAGTTGCAGCAGATGCAAGCACCTGAATGGCGAGGATAGTTGTTACCGTTCGCTCTTCAACCATGACGGTGAAGCCTGTTTCACTTGATGCCGTCACTCTGACTATCCGGGTGTTCGCGGCGCCGATCATCGCCGGGATTACGGCAGGAGGCTTGCCCGCAGGGAATGGATTGGCGTAGGCGACGGAAAATAGTCCGCTAGCGTTTGAGCTGCCGAAGTGGACTTCAATGCGACGCTCGCTACCATGCCAGACGCTCATAGCGCGCACATCTCAATGACGGCGGTAGTGGTGCACACGCCACGAATGGCTGTAACGCTGGATATGAGTGAGTCAGCAGTGCTGATAGATACGTCACCCTTTGGCCAAGATATCCATCTAGCAGTTCCCGCAGCAACCAGACCAGGATGCGACAGGGTGAACTCGACTCTAGCGGTGCCGGATGCTGGATGAATCGCGGCACTGATAGATGCCGGTCCTGCGGATATCCTGATCGGATCACTCGTTCCGGCGAATACAATCTCGTGACGGATGAATCCCCTGTCTGGGCCTTCTTGAGTCTTTGAGGGATCGACTATGTTGGTAGCGGCCATTTCTTATCCTCCGATTCAGGGTCTTTCTTCCCAGATGAAGAATAGCGTGCCGGTGGCCGCTGACGACCCGAAGTTCTCATAACGAACATAGTAAGTCGCCGGAGCAACGCCACGCTCATCACCCACAACATTCCCGACGGTGACTTGCTGCGCTGTGGCGGTTGCGGCGACCACTCGATGGATATCAAAAATGAATCCACCTGTATGCGTTCCGCCTGCCGTAAACACTACCTGCGCCGCATACAGTGGAGTCGGCCGGTCGGTCATGTTGTTCTTGAGGATGACTGGAAGAGTCTCACTAAATGTGCCGCCCTCAGTGCCACCAGATGCATTGGTAATCCGAAGACTTCCCGAGTCAAGCTCAAGGCCTTGCTGCGCGAGTATCACATTTACGGGCACGACAATTTTCAGAACTAGGGTAGACCCAGCTCCGATATTGAACTCTCTGAAAGTTCTTGCTTCTCTGCCAGCAAAGAATCCGGTCTGCCCGACGTCAACACGAAGTCGACGACTAGGGCCGGTTCCGCCATCTGT